AATCTTTTTAGAAAAAGCAAGCAATATAACTAAATAAAATTATGAAGTTTGCTTAAATAGGTTATTAAGAAATAACTCTCTTTTACTCAATTTACTTATTTTTGTGCCAAATGGTTTAATATGAAAAAGAGTATTCAGTATATAGATGATTCTTTTTTATCTCCTAAAGATGCTTGGGATAGCCTTTCTTTAAAGGAAAAATCAGATATGATTAGATCCGGAGTTGAGAATGGAATAACTAAGTTACAAGATATCCGTAAGGCATATAATGAATTTGCTGAAGGGGGAGATAAGAAAGATAGTTATTATACAATCAATTCTTATTCTCCAAGAAATACAAATTCCAGTATAGAATCTGTAGTAGAATTACGTCCTGAAGAAGTAGCTAGATTAAAGGCACAAGAAAATTTTAGAAAATGGGCTAAACCTATTCCGTATAAGTTACCGGATACTTATGGGTATGGCAATATTGTAGGAGTATCTGATATAACAGATAGAGTTTCTAGAGGTGGAAAGGAGTTGTACGATTCCAGTTTTCCTTCTTCAGACTCCAAACTGTTTAAGGACAAAGATGATAAGATATATAAAGTAGATAACACTGCTAATGTAAGTACTCAAGGTCTTACAGAAGTATCTAGACAGGATTTAGATACAATGTTGCCTAAAAGAGACTATATTGGTGGGGAAGATTACAGGATAAAGGTAGCACAGAAGATACCAGGGTTTACTAAAAAGGTAGCAGAAAGAGCACAAGCTTATGGAATCAGTCCTAATGTACTTATGCATAGACTTCTTAAAGAAGGATTTATAGATTATGCTACACAACAATATAATGACGCTGATGTAGCAACTCAAAAAGATCCTGCTTTTTGGAATGGACTTTGGAATTCCAAGCTTGGAGGATATGACTTATTTGGACTTGATTATGTAGGAGATGAATTAATGCAAGGGAAGTATAGCCTTCTTGATTCTAATGCTGAATGGTATGATGAAGGAGAGTGGCAGGATACAGAGGGGCCCGAAGGATATAGAACCGGAAAACATAAAGTAATTCCAGTTAATTTATCTTCTGCTATAGAAATGATGGCTGCTGGCTTAGGATGGAGAAAAGAAGAAATGCAAAGAAAGTACAACCCTAGTCAAGAAGATATGGATGCTTATGTGAACGGTGCCTATAATGCAGGACCATACTCTCCACTATTAGAAAACATTGATTCTGTAAGAAATAAATATCCTGTTCCTGATTATTTTGGAATCCATGGATTAGAAAAGAAATATGGAGGATTATTAGTATCAAACTTACATCAATTAGGGTAATATGAGTAACTTAATAAAGGCATTATTAGCGGTTATAGTATTCTTATGTATAGGGATGACTATCCAAACACAAAGAGCCAAAAGCTTTAAGGATAAGTGGGAAACTTCTGAAGCTAACCTAAAGGCATACGATTCTCAGTTAGGTATAGAAAAAGAGAAAAATGTAGCTTATCAACTGTCAATTAGTCAGTTAGAATACTTTCAAGATTCTGTGCTAAGAGCTTTGGATGAAACAAGGAAGGAATTAAAGATTAAGGATAAGAACCTAAAGGCTCTTCAAGCAGTACAATCAAGTTTTAAAAAGAAGGATACTGTAAGAATTACGCAGGTTGATACTCTTTTCAAGGAACCTTCTCTTAATATAGATACTCTTCTTGGAGATAAATGGTATACCCTTCAGCTTGGATTAAAATACCCTTCAACCATTGCAGTATCTCCTAATTTTACAAGTGAAAAGCACATAATAGTTTCTACTAAGAAAGAAACCGTAGAACCTCCAAAGAAATTCTTCTTACTTAGATGGTTTCAGAAAAAACATACTGTTTTAAATGTAGATGTAGTAGAAAAGAACCCTTATGTAGAGGGAGAAAGCAGTAAGTATATAGAGATACTTAAGTAATAAACTGAAATCTTTTAATAAAAAATATTTGGATTTTAAAGGAAAGCCCTTATCTTTGTGGCATTGTTACTATTATAAACAATTAAAGCATAACCTATGACACCAAAAATGACTAAACAAGACTTGCAATGGCAAGCAGAAAGTGATGCCAGTACAATGGCTAGGTATCAGGAGATTCTTAGTGATAAAGCTAGGATGAACAGAGCTATCAAGGAAGCTAACAGACAGGCTCAAGATCTTAATAAGAGAGCAGCAGCTATGCGTAGTGCAGCTAAAGTAAAATCCTCTTCAAAGAAGTAATATGGAAAAATATAAGAAAGAGCTTGATGTTATTCATGGATTCTCTTTAAGGGAACTTGTTATTAAAACAAACGAACAAGGAATTCAAAAAGATGATATATTAAGCTTTGTGCCCACTCAAGAAGACGGTTTTTACCTTTTATACTTTAAATAAAAAGGTTTAGAGAGATGGCTAATGAAGAGACATTTAATGACTATGACTCAGAGCCAGTAAAATACTGTTCTAGATGCTACTCTCTGAAGATAAAGTATGATGAATACTTAGATGATGACTACTGTGTAGATTGTGGGTGTACAGATACAGCACAAGCATCAATAGAAGAATGGGAAAAGCTATACACTAAAAGATATGGAAAGAAGTTTACCGAAAAAACATATACTGTAAAGGACTCCACTGTCTTTAAAATGACAATACCGGAACTTAAAAGAACGGTAGCCATTAAAGATATGTGGAGATTTCTTTTTGAAAGAATGTATAACAAAGTACCAAATATTTCAAACAAAGCAGAAGCGATTATACTTTTATTTGATAGAGTAATCAAGGACAATAGAATAGAGGAGCTTAAAACTCTTTTGGCAAATAATTTAGAAAAGAAATAATAAACAACTTAAAGGAGAAGAAATTATGGAAGAGAAAGAAAAGAACAACGGAAAAGAGATTAAGATGGATGTTGTAAAGAACGAAAAGAAGGAACCTCGCAGATTGGGTTATGATGAACTTAATAATCTTTGTGCGGAACTTTCTGAACAGAATCAGCAGATGCGAGGATATATAAAGAATCTTCGTGGTCAGATTGAACAGCTGATCAATAACAATATCCTTCAGAGATTGGGATTTTTGTTTGATGTCCTTAAGTATAAGGACCAATTTGATCCTGATTTTGTTATTTACTGCGTTGATGAGATAAAGGCTGCCCTTGTCATTCCGGAGGAAACAGAACCTAAAGATCAGGAAAAGAAAGGTTAATATGGAAACTCCCGACAGAGATAGGGCAGAGGTAAAGAAAATACCTAAGCCTAACAATGCATTTAATATTGAACCGGATGAAGATAAAGACTTCTTCAAATGGTGGTGCATTCTTTTAAGAGCATTCATACCTCTTACTAATAGAGAAATAGAGGTTATGGCCAGCTTTTTAAGAAGAAGGTGGGAACTCTCAAAGCATATATCAGACCCACAGATTTTAGATACTATGCTTATGAGTGAAGATACTAAAAAGAAAGTTCAAGAGGAATGCGATATTACTTTACAGCATTTTTATGTTGTAATGAGCAATCTTAGGAAGAATAAGATTATAGTAAACAATACTATAAATCCAAGACTGATTCCTAATGTTAGGAATGATGATGAGGACTTTCTTTTAATGGTGCGTTTTAGGAAAAGAAAAGAGTAATGACATACGATCAGATTGTATCTAAAGTAGCTGAATCTTTAGGATTAAGTCCTACTTTAACTAATAAGATATATAAAACCTATTGGAAAGTAGTGAGAGAACATGTTAGCTCCTTGCCTCTTAAGGAGGATTTAACGGAAGAACAGTTTCTTGAACTTCAACCTAATGTCAATATTCCATCTATAGGTAAATTATATGTTACATTAGATAGATACAAGCGAATGCAAAGACAACATGAAATATTTGTAGAATTAAGAGAAAAGAAAAATGCTGCACATCAAGAAACTTAAACCACTGTCTACATATCTACTTACTACAGCTAATAGATATGAAGAAGACATGAGAGAAAATGGACTTATTGTTGCTACTCAAGGAGATTTAAAACTTTATCAGACAGTTCTTGAAGTAGGTCCTATAGTAAGAGATATTAAAGTAGGAGATCAGGTAATGATTGATCCTAAGAATTATATGGTAATGAAGTACGATCCTAATTCTATTAAGAATGATATGGATATGAACAAAGTTATCAGATGGAATTTTCCTTTTGTAGAAGTTGATGATGAAAAAGGAAAGGCTAAGGAATGCCTTCTTCTTACCGACAGAGATATTAAGTTTGTCTTTGAAGGAGAGGAAACGAATGAAACCATTATTATTCCGGATAAAAGCATCATATTAAATTAATCCTAAAGAGTAGAAGACTGTAGGAGAGAGCCTGGGCTGTAAAAGGCTCAGGCTTTTTTAAATTAAGCTTATGGGAAAGAACAAATCAAAGAATTATAACAAACAAAAGTTATCCAATTTTTCTAGGACCGGTAATTTAAATAGGGGCATGATAGATGATTTGGATGACGATTTTAATGAGATAAGATATGCGACTGGTAAGCGTAGAAAACTATGAATTAATAGTAGCACCTGAAGCTCTTTTAATTCGTCCTATACGAAGGTTATGGAATCAAGACAGGTCTGAGAGAAAAGAAAAATTCTATCAGCAACTTTCTTACTTGTACTTTATGGTGTCTCCACAAAGTAGCTATTCCTATCTTCTTAGTGAGGAAGAAAGACATAAGGCAATTATAGAGCAAGAAGGCCTTCCTAAAGACTTTCAACCTTCTCCTTTGTTAAAGGAAGCAATGGAAATATATAAAGCCCACACCATTACGCCTTCACAACAACTTCTTAATGCTGCTCTAAATGCTGCACATACTGTTAGTGAGTTTCTTAATGATCCTACTATTCTTAAACAGGAGGATGATAAAGGAAGGCCTAAATATCAAATAGCCTCTGTAACAGCAGCTCTTAAGAACGTAGAAGGTATTGTTGCCTCCCTTCAGAATCTTCAGAAAAAGGTAGATCAGGAACTTGAAGATGCAAGTAAAGCAAGAGGAACTCAAGAATTGACTATTATGGATACTCCATTTGATTAATATGAAAGATTTTAATTATATCAATATAGTTTTAGATATTTACAGGTGTTCTGTACTAGTCCTTGTAGCTCCTGATAAAGAAAGCATAATTAAAGGATATCAAACTGTTTTTAAGAAATTCAAGTGTACAGGAAATTTAGAACAAGATATTGATGATATAAAAGAAGTTCTTAAAAATGACTATGCATATAAAGGAACTACTTTTAGTTTCTCATGTTCTCCTGTGGATACTTGTGTACTTATTTATGCAGATAACTTAATGGAAGTAACTTATGAGATTATAGTACATGAACTATATCATGCTATGAAACGTGTGTGTAGTACACATGGTATAGAAGATGAAGAGGCAGAGGCATACATGCTTGAATATCTTTGTAATCAGTTTTGGGATGCCCAAAATAATTGGAAAGCTAAACATCCTGAATATAAGAAAAACAAGAAAAAGCAGTAATTTTTGTTCAATTAATACTTTCCTTAAGTATTTTACACTTTTTACTTTCCTTTGTATATTTGTCCTCAAATATATAAAGGATTGTTTTTATGGGGTATAATGTAGTAGGAGGTTTTCCCTCCCAACAATTAAGCTTTAGTAAGAAAAATAAGACTTGGCGTAAGGCCTGTGTAGACTTTGGAGATAGTCATAGTGACCTTCATTACAATCTTGCAAGAAAAACTTCTTATGCAATGAAGGTAAATTATGATCTTCTTGAAGGCAAAATTCATATGGATGATTTAAAGATGATTGTCAATCCTTATGGATTAGATGCTTCTTTTATTCCTGATAATATACAGCATTATCCCATAATGAACTCCAAACTTAATGTTCTTAAGGGAGAGGAAAGTGAAAGACCTTTTGATTTCAGAGCTATAGTAACAAATCCTAACGCTATCTCTGAAATGGAGGAGGAAAAGAGTAGGCAGGTTAATGCAAAACTTCAAGAACTACTGGCAGATACTTCTCAAAGTGAGGAAGAGTTTCAAGAAGAACTTGAAAGAGTAGCTGATTACTTTACTTATGATTATCAAGATAAGAGAGAAGTAAGAGCCAATAGGGTTGTAAACCACTATATGAAGGAACAAGAGTTTCCTCAGAAATTTAATGCTGGTTTTACAGATGCTTACACAGTTTCCGAAGAAGCATATCAGTGTGATATTATAGGTGGAGAGCCTGTAATGGAAAAAATCAGACCTAGAACTATGAAGGTTATTAGGTCAGGCAGCTCTGACAAGATTGAAGATGCTGATATGATTATAATAGAAGAGTATAAAAATCCGGGATGGATTGTAGATACTTATGGAGACCAGCTTACAAAGAAAGATATAGACAAGATAGAAAATGCTGGAGGCTATGGAAATGGAAGTTATGCTGATTCTATGGATAATATTGATGTGACTCCAGGTAATCCTTTAATTCCTTTGTTTAGTGATTGGACAGCCGGAGAAATGAGTATTATTCCGGGATTATATGACAGTAACAGTAGTACTTTACTTCCTTATGATTTGAATGGTAATGTACGAGTATTAAGAGTATATTGGAAATCTCGTAGAAAAATTAAGAAAGTAAAAAGTTATGATCCTATTACTGGGGAAGAGCAATTCAATTTCTATCCTGAAACATATATTTGTGATACATCAAAGGGAGAAGAAGAACAAATATTTTGGGTTAATGAAGCTTGGGAAGGTACTAAGATAGCAGATGATATTTATGTTAATATGCGTCCTAGACCAATACAGTATAATAGACTTTCTAATCCTTCAAGATGTCATTTTGGAATTGTTGGTTCTATATACAGTATCAATGGAGATGAGCCTTTCTCTATGGTAGATATGGTGAAACCTTACGCTTATCTGTATGATGTTATACATGATAGGCTTAATAAAACACTTGCTAAGAACGTAGGCAAAGTTATTCGTATGGATTTTGCTAAAGTTCCTAAAGATTGGGATGTTGATCAATGGCTTTACTATATTAATGTGAATGGTATAGCTGTAGAAGATAGTTTTAAGGAGGGAAATATCGGAAGATCTACCGGAGTTATGGCTGGTGCTATGAACAATAACTCTAATGGAGTTATTGACGCTTCTCTTAGTAATGAAATCCAGCAGTACATATCTCTACTTGAATGGATTTCTACAAAGATTGGTGAAATACTTGGTATTTCTAAGCAAAGAGAAGGTCAGATATCCAATAGAGAGACTGTTGGAGGTGTAGAAAGAGCAACCCTTCAGTCTTCTCATATTACAAAGTGGTTATTCTTTGTTCACGACAGTGTTAAGAAGAGAGCATTAGAATGTTTCCTTGAAACAGCTAAAATTGCTTTCAAAGGCAGAAAGGTAAAATTTGATTATATTCTTAGTAATGGTTCTAAGGAAACAGTAGAATTTGATGGTGATGAATTTGCTGAATGCGATTATGGTATTGTTATTGATAACAGCAATGGTACTCAGGAGCTTAATCAGAAGCTGGATGTTCTTGCTCAAGCAGCTCTGCAAAATCAGTATGAGTTGTCAAGCATTATGCAACTCTATACTACCACATCTGTTGCTGAAAAACAAAGAATCATTGAAGCAAGCGAGAAGCGTAGAATGCAACAAGCTCAACAGCAAGCTCAACAGCAGCAAGAAATTCAAATGCAAGAGTTACAGCAAAAAGCACAACTTGAACAAGCTAAGATGGAACAAGAGCTTCTGATAAGTAGAGAGAGGAATGAAACTCAAATACTTGTAGCTCAAATTAATTCTGTTGCAGAACAGCAACGTATGGAAATTATGAATCATGAGGATGGTCTTACTAAAGGTCAAGAGTTGGAACTCAAGAAGGAAGAATTAAAACAGAAATCAAAAGAGTTCAATGACAAGCTGGCTTTAGATAAGAAGAAACATGAGGATGATGTTAGATTAAAAGAAAAGCAAATAAATAAAACTTCAAATAAGAAATAACTATGGCTAACAAGACAAAAACAAAGAGAACTCCTAACAGAGGAGGAAGAAAAGTTAGTTTAACTCCTTCTTCTCCTAAAGCAGGTGTAACAATGCATAGAAGTAGATACAGCTGTGGAGGAAAACTTAAGAAGTAAGACACTTTACAAAATTGAATTGCTAGCTATAAAATTCATACCGATGCTTATAGCTAGCATTGACTTTACAAGCTCTGTTTTATCTTGTTTTGATATTGCATTGCCCATACTATCTTATTTAGGAGGAGTATCTGTACTTACTATAGCATTTTTATATATTACTTCTTATGTCTTTAAATTTTGTTCTTGGCATAGAATGTTTATACACTATATTTTGGTAAGTGATATAATAAGTTACATAGATTATGTTTACGGTATTCCTATAGGATACAAAGGAATGCTCGTTTTTCAGTTTATATTAATGGGAGCTACTTTATTCCTAGTCATTTATCTAAAATTCAAAGTATGCAAGAGATAAAATCAGTATTAATCAAAGCTTTAAGAAGGGCTGCGGATGATATAGAACTTGGGTTATGTGAAATTAGTGATGAAGAAGCACTCAATACTATATCATTATTTGCTCATAGGCCTTTAAGTAAAGAACAGGCTTGTAGATATCTTAATATGTCAAGAGCTACGTTTGATAAGAAAGTAAAACTCGGAGAATTACCTAGAGGAAGAAAAGTTGTAGGATATAAGGAACTCAGATGATATGAAGATGAATTAGATACATATATTCAATAATAGGTAGTCTTTATAGTAATGAGTTAACCTGTTAACTAGTTGATAGTTAGCAGGTTTTCTTATTTTATAGCATCGTTTTTTGTCTTATTTACAGTAGTATATATTTGCATTGTTCTAGAACAAAAATTAATGTTTAATAAATTAAAAAGTAAAATTATGGCACAAAACGATGGTGTTTTTGTTTTTCCTGATGCCGTTGCTAAAGCTTCAGGCATAGATCCTAACCTTTGGATGGCTCTTCAGAATAATGGAGGTTTTGGAGGAAATGGAAACTGGATTTGGATTCTGTTCCTTTGGCTCATTTGGGGCAATAATGGTTGGGGTAATAATGGTATGGGAGGTAATGGCCTTCTTTCTAATCAAATGTTTAACAGTGAAGGCAGGGATCTTTTGCTTCAGGCTATTAATGGTCGTGCTGATGCTCTTGGTCAAATTGCTTCTATAACCAATACAGGTGTAGAAACTGTAAAGAATGGAATCTTTGCTCTTCAGAATGCAATTAATCAGGTAGGTTCTCAAGTAGGTATGAGTGGTCTTCAGACCATCAATGCAATACAAGCAGGCAACGCTTCATTAGCCTCTCAACTTGCACAATGCTGCTGCGAGAATAGACTTGCTATATGTCAACAGACTAATGCTCTCAGTTCTCAGATGGCTGCTAATGATTCTAATGTTCGTTTACAGCTTGCTCAGAACGAGGCTGCAGATCAGCTGAGTGTATGTCAGCAGACTAATGCTTTAAGTACTCAGGCTGAACGTAACACTAATAGTATTCTGAACGCTATTGCTGGACAAAATACTCTTATTACTAAGGAGTTCTGTGACTTAAAGGAACGTGAGCTTCAGAATAAGATTAACACTCAGGGCGATATCATCACTCAGCTGAGAAATCAGATTAGTAATGATCATCAGACTCTTCAGTTCAATAGTGCTTTCCATGCTCTTGATGACAAGATTGATGCTATTGCTGCTAAACAGCCCAACACTGTTCCTGTAACATGGCCTAATCTTGTAGCTGCTAATGCTACTCCTTATGTAGGTGGCTATGGCTACAACGGTTGGGGTAATGGCTGGAACAACGGTATTGTATTTTAATTACGGATAGGAGGTTAAAGGTATGAATTGTTGTAATCAGATTATAGCAACTAATGCGGGTGGTATTCCGTATGTAGTATCTAACAATACCACAGTAGGTACAGAGAATATTAATATCTCTTTAGGTTTTCGTAGAGTTCAACCGGTAGGATATATAACCATTGTCATTGATGATGTTATTCCTGCTGATGCTACTACTACTCTCCCTGTCACTTTTACTATGAATGACATTACCAGGAACCTTGTTCTTCCTAATGGCACTCAAGTAACAGCTGCGGAACTTCTTGGAGTTAATACAATACTTGTACTTAATGATAGAAGTAGAGGTCTTTTGGTGTTAATGTCCCGTACAACAGTGTAAGTTCAATATCAAAAAGTAATTAACCATGTTTTCAAATTTAAGTAAAGGCAGTGTTCTCTATGGTTTAGATACCAAAGGAGGTAATAAAGTATTTACAGCTACTGTTGAATCTGTGTCTATCCCTAGACCTAGATTTATGCAAAATACTTTTGGTCAGTTACCAGAGATGGTAATAGACATAGTAACTACAATTAATGGAGAAAGAAGGGAATTTCAACAGGTTCCTAGTAACAATACAATAGCAGACTTTGGTCCTGATACTATGATTCTTTCAGACAGCAAGGAATCATTGGCTAATCATATAAGGTCTCTTAGACAGGTAAGTAAGAATATCGTGGATAGTGCTCCTATGCATAAAGAAAAGATTCCACAATATGATGCTGCATTATCTGAACTTGACCCCAGTGAAGCCAACGACAGTGCAGTCAAAGAACTTAGGTCTCAGGTAGAAACAATGCAAAGCCAGATGAGTGAAATGCTGTCTTTGCTTAAAGAGAAAACATCAAACAAAGATTAGATTATGATGATAATAAGATTTAGAAGCAGTAAGGATCATGAGGCTTTGCTGCATAAAGTGAAGAAGATGAAGGAATTCACTGAAGACATAGAAGAGTGTCTTGAAGATGCTATGTATGATGATGAGCCTGAGTATCGTGGAATGAACTATCGTAAAGATGGAGAAGATGACTACGAAATGAAGGAAGGTCGTTATGGTTATAGAAGAGGCATGAGACGCTAAGTTTAACCAAGGCGACTGGTTATTAACTGGTCGCCTTTTAATACTTTATATTATGTACTACAAGAATACTGGAAGTTATGATGAGATTCCGGAAGGAATGAAGCGTTATATAAATAATTACGGCTGTCATTTTAATAAGAAGCTTTGCGAGGAGGCTTCAAGCAGAATGTATATTATTTCCAATGGTAAGAAGGAATATATTAAGCCTTATAAAAAAGAGGAAATAGATAATATGCTTGCTATGTATCAAGTTACTCTTCGTAATAATAAATTGTATGATGCGGTATATGTAGCAAACATGTGTAAGGCAGATTTCTTAGGAAAATCTATTCCAAACGAAGAACATCTTATTAAATATGTAAAAGACGTAATAGAAGATCCTGATGCTGAGGAAGGATACATATTTAATAGATTTTATGCTGATTGTGTGTTTATGAATAATCCAATAGAATGGGATGATATGATATGAATACACAGGTGTTTGATATAGAGAATTACTGGAAAGTTATAGTCTTTTATGATTTAGACTATAACTTCCAGCGTTCTATTGCTAAAGTACTAATGAAGGCAGGGGCTTCTGAGGAAGAAGCTTATTCAATATTAGACACTCTTTATTATAATAAAGCTAAAGCTGCCACTTATAATAATACTAAAAGAGGGTTAAGCGTTGTACTATTTAATAAGCATAATGATAAGGAGGATTATGTAAATTCTATTATACATGAGGCAGAGCATGTTAAGCAAGCTATGTTATATGCTTATAATGTAGAAGACAAAGGAGAGCCTCCTGCCTATACAATAGGATATTTGGTAGGTTGTATGTATAGGTCATTCAAGCAACTTATATTAAATTGTACTTAATGAATTTATTATATTCTTGGTTTTCATAATAATTGCTGATATTTTTGCCTAAACTAATTAATTAGAATTATGAATATACCAAGTGAAAGTGTTCTTATTCATAGGGACAAGTTAATAAAGACAGTACAACAACTGTGTGAAGAATCCAATGATGCTCAACAGTGGCAAAAGGCTTTTGAAGTTACAGATACCGGAGGCTTGTATCTTATGGGAGTAGGAGGCTATGATGGCACTAATGCCGATGACCCTGAAACTAAAACTCTTCAGCAAGTTTTAGAAGATATGCAATCATCATCTGAGTAAACTTAAGAGGAAGAGTAGAAGTTTATGCAAGATGTTGTTTTTAATAAGTGCCAAACTCCTTTAGAGGAGCTTGAGTTAGAAAAATGTCCTCAAGAAGTTCAGGAGCAATTTTGGGACTTCTTAAATAATGTGCCGTTTATCAAATGGATGGTTAGTCCTGATAGGCCTTATATATCTGAACTTCCAAGAGACGATCAGGATAGAGCTATTATAGATGTTACCCATCCTCCAATCTTGGAAGGTTCTGATTACTTTAGACAAACTGCTGCTACTTGGGAAAGAAATAAGGGTAAATATACCAATCTTCGTCCCAACAGAAATCCAAACAGCGAGTTTGGAAGATGGCTTATAGAAGAAAGAAAAAGAGGATGGGAGGGTTATCTTAATCCTAATACTGGTATGTGGGTAACAGGTGATTACTATTGGATGCTTAATTACTGTCCAATGCACCTTGTTACTAAAAGAGATGATGGATTAGAGATGCGTACCACAAGACATCCTAAGTTTTGGGATGGGCAATTCCTTGTTTCTCACTATGTTCTTCAAGCTAGACAAAATAAACATCATTCTGCTTATTTGGCTAGTCGTGGTAAAGGTAAGACTACCTTCGGTGCAGGCAGATTAGGAAAGCGATTTATTATAGGAGAATCTGCTGAAAATAGAGAGGATGTACAGTGTATGGTTACTGCTGCTGATAGAACTAAGCTTATAGGAACCAACCAAATTCTTGACGTATTTATAGATGATATAGATTTTTGCGCGAAAAACACTCAATTTGCTTCTCATAGATTAAAAAGTAGTATTCAAGAACTTTATTGGGAAATGGGCTATAAGAAATCCGGAAGTGATGTTGCTTATGGTTCTAAGAATTC